GATTAACCGGATGGTTCCTCGCGATTTAGATTCCGCATTTGGGAAGTTTTCAAGAACGCTTTGATTTAAGGAGGTTACACAACATGGGAAATAGACCAAAACCGACACAGTTAAAGGTTTTAATGGGTAATCCTGGCAAGAGGCCGCTGAATAGTGTTGAACCAGAGGCTCAAAAAGGGCTTCCTGATGCCCCGGATTGGTTAAAGGCGTTCCCTGCCGCCGTGCGGGAATGGGAGAGGGAGGGGGAAATATTAGTTAGCATGGGGGTGATGACGTTTGCGGAGGAAGGAACCTTTGCGATGCGCTGTTATCTTGCGGATCAAATTCAACAGCTTGCCACTGAAATCAACAAAGAGGGGAGGGTGTCTTATACTTCAAGGATGGACTCGTTGGGTAATGAAATAATGGATGCGAAGGCAAACCCGAAGGCGATACAATTAAAGAACCTTATTACAGAATACCGGCAGATAGGTAGTCTATTGGGACTTGATCCTTCTAGTCGGACGCGTTTGGGGGCCGGGACTGAAAAACCAAAATCAAAATTTGAGGGATTAATTGGTGTCAAGAAGTAAAAGAGTCCAGAATATCATAGCCTTTATTGAGAAGTTGGTTGTCCCCTCCGGTAAGGGTGAGGGCAAGCCGTTTAAACTGCGTCCTTTTCAGAAGAGGTTTATTCAGGATGTTTATGGAGCGACTGATAAGGCGGGGAACAGGAGAGTGCGCCGCGCTATCCTTGCAATGGGAAGGAAAAACGGTAAATCTGTGTTAATTGCCGCTTTAGCCTTAACGCATCTGGTCGGTCCCGAAGCGGTAAACAACGGGGAAATCTATTCTGCCGCCAATGACCGGGAACAGGCGGCGTTGATTTTTAAATACGGGGCGCAAATAGTCAGGGCTGATGCTGAATTATTGTCCATTATCAAAATAGTTGATTCCACAAAAACGATGGTATGTTTTGCTAATGGTTCTGTTTATCGTGCAGTGTCGGCGGAAGCAGGGACGAAATACGGCCTTAATCCGACAGTGGTTATATATGACGAATTGGCGCAAGCGAAAAACAGAGACTTGTATGATGCCCTTGATACTTCTATGGCGGCGCGGTTAGAGCCGTTATTTATTGTTATCAGTACACAATCAAACGATCCGCAACATATTTTAAGCCAGCTCATTGATGACGGTTTATCAGGGAATGACCCGACAACCGTTTGCCATTTATACGCCGTACCTGATGATGCGGAAGATGTGTTCACAGATGAAAAACTTTGGAAACTGGCGAATCCGGCTTTAGGTGATTTCCGTTCCCTTGAAGAATTGAGAACGGCGGCAAAAAGGGCAAAGCGTATGCCGACGTTTGAGGCCGCGTTTAGAAACCTGTATCTAAATCAGAGGGTTAATGCCGAAACGCCATTTATTCCCCGCGCCGAATGGACTGCCTGTCAGGGAGAATATGAAATTGAACTAAAAGAAGAAATATATTTAGGGTTGGATTTATCCGGCAAGACGGACTTGACTGCGTTAATCGGGGTAACAGCATCCGATCAGGAAAAAATTAAATGCTGGTTTTGGAAACCGCAAGACACATTACTTGAACACGAAAACAGGGATAGAGTTCCCTATTCTGTCTGGAAGAATCAAGGAATTATTAACACAACACCGGGGCGGGCAATCCAATATCCCTTCATAGCGGAAGAACTGGCAAGGATTAACGCTGATTATGTAATACGCGGGATGGCCTTTGACCGATACAGGATTGATGACCTAATGAACGCAATGACCGCAATCGGGCTTGATTGCTATGTTGACGGCAAGGACAAGGAAAGGGCCGGTTGCCTCCGGCTGGTTCCGTGGGGTCAGGGATATGCGTCGATGACACAGGCGGTTGAGGCATTAGAGGTTTCTGTTTTAGAGAGGAAATTATTGCATGACGGGAATCCCTGCTTAACGTGGAACATAAGCAACGCGATGATTATAGCGGATGCGGCGGGGAACCGGAAGCTGGACAAATCTAAAACGCGGTTCCGCATTGATGGGGCCGTGGCTCTTGCGATGGCAATAGGACTGAAAAGCAGGGACATGAAACAGGAAATAGAGCTTATATACGACAAATACAGTCTTGTGAGGGGATGATGAAATCATTACCAGAGAAAGAATTATTAAGACCTGATGAAGTTGCTGAGTTCTGGTCTGTGTCGGTAAAGACGATTTACCGTTGGATTGACCTCGGTATAATTCCGGGCGTTAAGAAGGGCGGGACGGTCAGAGTGCCGCGTGAAGAGGCTGAAAAGGGTCAGCCGGTGATGGAATGAGGTGGTATGCAACGCGACACGAGTATTCATGTCTGATTCTATTGTGAGGTGATAATATGAAACGACAACATCCGACAGACCCGAATCTTTTTTGGTGTCCGAAGTGCAAGACATATAAAACGAGAGAAGAGTTTCGCAAGCGCAGTAGTGGTGGGCTGTCGGGGTATTGCGTTGTCTGCAAGCAAACTGCCGATAGAGATTATCAACATGGGCATACGAGAGAGAACTCTCTAAGATGTAGCCGATGGCGTTCCGATAATGCGGCGAGAGAAAGAGCGTCCCATCTAAAAAATGAACGCCTCACGCGGGCGCGTATCGGAGACTTATATGTCAAGCAAATAATTAGACAAACACTTGGGATGGCGGCGCGGGACGTAAGCGAAGAAATGATCACGCTTAAACGTCAACAAATAATCATGATACGAACCTTAAAACAATTTAAACAATGGAGAAAGGAGCAAGAAAATGAACCAAATCACACAGATGTTTATGGAAAGCAATTCACGGATGAAGAAAATCATGAAGGGAGGATTTCGGCTTGATGAAGTATCGGCGGCACAGAGGGAATTTGAGGGTCAAATAAAACTCATTAATGCCGTTGTGTCGGCGTTTGGCATCGCATCAAAAAACAAACGTGCGCTTGAAGGGTTGAATAAAATGAACCTGATGGACGATTCGACAGCCATTGACTTGCTTCTTGGCGATCCAGAAGTTGACAAGGTGAAATGTCCTGAACACGATCAGCTTATTACACGCGCTGAATGTCTGGACTATTCCGGTTCGCATCCAGATGAATGTTCAGGTTGTGAAATCGGTAAAGCAACAAAAGAAAAGCTCATCCCCATTCAGTAACGCCATCCGCAAGGGGAGGTTTTCACCTCCCCTTTCTTATTTTCATTCTTATCCTTCTCAAATCAAGACAACCTTCTTAGACGTTTTAGCAATTACCTGACACAATTAAGCCACACGATCAGGAAATCCCTGATCCGTTATTCGCCAGATGGCCGCAGTTAATTCTGTGGGGATCAGGAAAGCAGGGGTGGGGCTTCTTATGAAATGATTAAGAAAATCAGCGGAGCTATAACACTGCGAGATGTTCTTATTATTATTGGCCTGTCACTTATTGGTGTCGGGCTTTACCTGTTTCTGCCGTGGGTATCTTTAACCGTCTGCGGGGCTTTAATCCTCGTTGGCGGTTTTTTTATGGGTGAAAAATAGTGGGGATTTTTTCGGCATTACGTCCCAAAGCGATGACAAGCGACGCACTAGAGCGTCTTATCATTGAAACATTCGGAAGCACTAAAACCGCCTCCGGCCAGAACATTAATTCAACCACGGCCATGCAAGCGATGGCGGTTCATTCATGCGTAAAGATCAAGGCCGATTCCATCGCGCAGTTACCATGCCACTTATACATCGAAAAGGGAAACACAAAAGAGAAAGCAAAAGATTTAAGGCTTTACCGGTTACTACACAGACAGCCAAATGAGTGGATGACCGCGCCGGAGTTTTGGGGGATGTGTTCTGCCTGTTTGGATTTAAGGGGAAACTTCTTCGCATTAAAGACCGGATTACCGGGGCGTGAAGTTCAAGAGCTTATCCCTATACCGATTGGAAGAGTTGAGGAAGTCATACAAGAGGCAAACTACGGCCTTTTCTATAAGATCAGGCGGCCCGACGGATCGGGAACCGATATAGTCCCCGGCAACCGCATTTTTCACGTTCGTGGCCTTGTTCTTGATGGTTTTACCGGATTGAACCCTATCGAATACGCAAGGGAGAGCATCGGGCTGGATCAGGCTCTTGCCAAGCATGGGGCCAAGTTATTCAGTCATGGAACCATGATCGGCGGCGTTTTGCAAATGCCAGGATCATTCAAAGACCGGACAATGGCGCAGAAATTCCTTGATGATTTCAACGACCATTATTCATCTGTGGAGAACGCACACAAGACGGCACTGCTTGAGCAGGGTGTCACATGGCAGAAAATGGCGATGACATCTGTTGATTCGCAATTCCTTGAGGCCCGTAATTTCCAGAAAAAAGAAATCGTTGATCTGTTCTTTGGTCTTCCGCTGTCCATGCTGCAATCCGGCGATAAAGTGGCGACGTATGCCAGTGCCGACGCTTTTGATCTTGAATACGTCAAATATGCGCTGACTCCGCGCCTTGTTAATATCGAAATGGCTATTTATCGGGATTTACTTACCGAAGACCAAAAAGAAAATTATTTTGCAAAATTTTCCACCGGCGGACTGCTTCGCGGCGATACAGCGGCGCGGACGGCCTATTATCAGGGAATGGTCAACATTGAGGCCATGAATCCGAATGAAGTTAGGGAACTGGAAGACATGAACCC